GCCCGAGGCGTACTGCGTGCCGCCAGCGGCGGTGCCGACCGACAAAACGGCCGAGGTGGCGCTGTCGAAGGCGGTCAGAACGTCCACAAGGATGTTCAGGATGCGCGCACCAGCGGGGATGTACAGGGTCGAGGAGACCGCGTTGGTGCCGTTCTTGGTGATCGAGGTGGACTGCTGCAGGACAGCGTAGCCGATGTTCGGGCCGTTGGTCTGGCCGTTCTGCAGGGTGCCCGACCGCACGGGGCCGGAGAAAGTCGTGGTGCCCATCTGGGCCTCCTTCTGCACAATGTGGCGTCCTGTCTGTGCAGCGTCCGCTGTCGCGGTCAGGACAAGGATGGAGGGGCCCGAAGGCCCCTCCGCTTCAGCTTACGACGGGAACGAGCCGTAGATCGCGCGCCAGTTGTAGTACCCGAAGGAGTACCGCTCATAGCCCTTGACCAGCAGGTTGTCCGTAACGAAATCCACCTGCATGTCCGTTTCGAACTTGACGCGTTCCATGTACGACAGGCCGTCGATGTTGGTCAGCAGGAACCAAGCCGAGGCCGAGGTCAGGAAGTCGTTGACCATGTAGCCTTCCGGCAGGCCGCCAGCGGTCGACATGATCGCGTTCACGTCGTTGTCGGCGGTGCCCGGACGCAGTTCCGTCTTGGTCAGGCGGATGGCCACCGGTTCCAGCTGCGGCGGCACGATCAGCTTCCGGCCACGGGCGAAGACCTTCAGGCCAGCCTGATCGCGGAAGTTGGTCCGGATGGCGATCATGCCATTCAGCAGGGTGCTTTCGTTCAGCTCGACGTCGGTCGTCGGCCGGTTGGCCACGGTGCCGCCGTCAATCGGGTGGGCCGTCGAGCACAGGGCCACGCCGTCACCGCCGATGGAGGCGTTGTAGGTGGTGGCCGTGTTCAGGACGTTCGCGCCGTAGATTTCCTTGGTCTGCTGGAAGCTCTCGATCAGGCCGAGGTTCGACGGGGCGAACTGCGTCTTGTACAGGTTGTCGTCGATGGCCTTGCGGGTGATCGCATAGCCAAGGCCGATTTCCGTGTGCTCTTGGTTGTAGATGAACCGCTCGCCCGCGCCGTTGTCGAACGCGGTCTGGGCGCCTTCCGTCTTCAGCTGAGCAAAGCCGAGGAAGCGCATCTCGGCGGTACGCTCGAGAGCCATCTTCGAGTTGTGCTTGGTGAAGATTTTGTCGTACTGAGACGGGATCATCTCGTACTTGCCTTCCACGCCGCGCAGGCCCGGCAGCAGAAGGTCTTTGATGGCAGAGAGATTGACAGCCATTCCTCAAACTCCTCAGATGCCGGTCAGGTTGCGGGTGGTGACGTTGTTGAACGCCACGATGACTTGGTTGTAGGCGCCGCTTTCGGTGCCGGGGGCACCGGGGGGAGCGGTCACCAGACCAACCACGCGGAACGGGGCGGTCGTCGCGGTCGTCAGCGTCGACACATAGGCACCCGAGATACCCGTCGAGGTATTGCCGGTGCCGATGGTGTAGCCGATGCCCGAGTTGATCGCGGCCTGCGTCAGGCCCGTGGCGTCCGACTGGACGACGAACTTGGCGTTCGGGTCGTTGACGATGTAGGCCTCGACATCGCCCGTGTTGCCCGAACCCGGCCAGTAGTTGGACCAGACGGTCCGCTTCATGGAGGTGTTCAGGTACTTGCAGCCGACGAAGACGCCAGCGATGCCAGCGGCAGCGGTCGTGCCGTCGCCCTGCACGATGTAGCCATCGGCGTCGGGCTCGACGGGGTCGCCGTAGAAGATCGGGGTCGTGTTGGTCGAGACGATGGTGGCGGCGACCTGTTCATAGGTCGGGGCCGAGCCATTGCCGCTGTACTGCCGGAAACCGAAAGGCGCGTTGGTGTTCGCCATAACGGAATACTCCTTTTGACAGGAGGTCCATCATCGCGCGCCGGGGCGATTGTAGAACCGGGAAGGGTTTATCTCCCACACCGGGGGGAGATGTGCGTGCATAGTGGCACGCCACACCGGCTTTGTCAAATAGGTGATGGTAGTGCCGGTCTTTCCCGGCTGTCAGATCGACGTGCCGCCACGCCATGCGCCCCTTCGGGCGGGGATTTGACACCCCGTTCTACCAAGTCTCGATCAGCGAGCAGGAATTGAACCTGCACCCCCTGTGAACGCGAACTCGCCGTGGCACTCGGCTCATCGGATTGCAGTCCGCTCCGCGCTCGTTCTGGCGCCCCCAGTGGGTAACGACCCCACCACCTCCTGATTACAAATCAGGTGCTCTGCCCTCTGAGCTATAGGGGCTTAGGCTTTATGCTTCGAGCGGACCGACCACACAGCTACCAGCTGCTCCACCCCGCTGTGGTCCTTACTACATTGCGAAAAGTGAACAGGCAATAGCCGATTTCGCGTCGAACGGCACGCCCTTCTTCTTTGTGTGGACGAAGACCATCGCGCATTGGTACTTCTTCGGGCCCTCTTTCGGTGGGGCCGGGTGCCTTCCGCAATGCTTGCAGGAGACGCACTTCATGCCCTTGTCAGGGTCAGCCCACGTCGCCTGACCCATGACCGTCTTGGACATCCTGTCTTGCAGGTCCATTTGCAGCCTCAGAGTGAAGGAATAGAGATGTGTGAGGCTTCAGGTTCTCCCAAGCCTCGATAATGGCGGGAGTTCCCTCCCGCCTGATCGCTTTGTCGAGACGCTCGATCTTGTTGATGATCCGTACGATACCAGACATCACTCGGGGATCGGCATCGCCGAATAGCCCTTCTTGATCGTGGCCATCTCGCTGCCCTTGTTGGACCGCTCGAACGTGCCAGCCGGGGCCGCCGACAGCTGCTCTTCCTTGGCCTTCACCTGCAGGCGGGCGCGACGCGCCTCCAGCTGGCGAACCTCGTCGGTGATGGTGGCGGGCCGCTCCATCAGGATCATGCCCTTGCGGGTGATCTCGTTGCCGGAGAAGCCAAACGGCATCATCTCGGGGTGCCGGGACGATGGCACGGGCTCCCAGCCGTCGCGCGCCAGCTTGACTTGGTGGGCCGGGTCTTCGGCGCCGAGGATGGTCTTCACCTTCCATTCGTACGTCCAGCCGTCAGGGATGATGCCCGGCTCGATGAAGAACTCGTCGGTGCCGTCATCCATGCTACCCTCGCGGTGGGCACGGACTTCGGCGGCCCGGCGGGCAGCACGTTCACGGGGGCTTTCCTCGGCAGCTTCGGGTCGCATCGACGGCCGCACCTTCTTGAAATCATCGCTCATTGCAGCTTCCCTTCCTTCTGCAGCGCCAGCTTGTTGCGCGCGTACTCCTCGGGCTTCATGCCCATCATCTCCGCCATCTCACGCTCGGCAGCCGTCAGCCTGACGGCATTGGTGCGGGACGGGGTTCCACGGCTGACCGGGGCTGCAGCCGGGGCTGCGTCGCGCCGCTGGACAACCTTGGCCGAGGACGCGGTGGCATCTTCCTGAGACGCGGCAGCGCGCGCCTTGACGCCCAGCGTCTTCTCGATGGCATCGAAGTACGCGTCGGTGTCAGGGGCGATCCCGTCAGACACGGCCAGCTCGTGAGCCGCGATCATCTTGCGGTTCAGGCGCGGGTCGCGCACGAAGTCAGGGTTGTCGCGCACCCACTGGGCCGAACGCGGGGATAGGCGGCTGGCGAATGCCTCGACCGGGTCGACCGGCGGCGGTGCCACCGGCTGGACCTTCGGCTTGGCCTTCATGGCCTCGAGACCGTTATTCAGCTGCAGCAGCTTGGCCGAGTTCGACCCCATCTCCTGCTGGATTTCTGCGGCGCGGCTGAAGTCGCCCATCCGCATGGCCTGCTCGTAGCCACTCTTCAGGATTTCGTTGTCCCGGTTTAGGGTGTCGATGGCATTGGCCACCAGCTGGATTTCGGTCTCTTCCTTCTCGGCAGTCGCCTTCGCGGCGACGCTTGTCTGCTGGTGCAGCCGGTTCTCGGTTTCGATCCGGCGGCGCTTCTCTTCCTCGAGCTGGGCTTTCAGCTCGGCGATGCCCTCGTCAGGCGTGATCTCGGCAGGCTTTTCTTCGACCTGCTCGGGCTCGTCCTCCAGCTGGACCTCGATGTCTTCGATGTCATTGTCGCTCATGATCATTCCTCACCAGACTGCATCGGGGTGCGGAACGCGGCCCCGGATGTGGATGTCGTCGAAGATGCGGCACAGGACACCGTTCACGGTGATCGACCAGCCGTCGGACGGGCGGAATACCAGCCAGTCGCCCTCCTTGAAGCTCAGGCCGGAGAACCAGCTGCCGTCCTCTTGGAAGGCCAGCGGGCCCTGCCGCACCAGCAGGCCGACCTTCGACTGGAACCGATCCTCGTCGGTATGCTTGTCGGTCAGGTACAGGCCGGACTTGGTCTTCTGCGGGCGGATGTATGTCGCCAGCAGGACTTGGTTGTGGAACAACTCGATCCCTGACAGATCGCCAAGCTCGGTCAGCAACTTCTGCTTGGGGTCGTCCTCATGAGCCATCATCATATGGGGCATAGATCAGTCCTATCTCTTGCTCACAGCGTCGTTGGCGGCCTCGAGGAGGTCGGACATGTTGTCCAGCTCGCTCAGTCGCCCAACCTGTTCACGGTATTGCTCCATCGTCGTGATGGCAATACCGTTTGTGAGGATTTCAACAAGCCCTTTGCGTCTTTCCGCAATGAGGGCTCTCAGCTCGCGCTCGAAGGCGCTCGAGATCGTCTGCATTGGTCATCCAGATAGAGATAAAGGCGGCACCCCGAGGGAGGGTGGGGGATGCAGGGGGTGCCGCCGAGGGTCGATCAGGCCTTGTGGCCGTACTTCTCGACCTTTTCCAGTCGGCCTTCGCCGGAGCCAGCGCCAAAGCGCATCTTCGGGTAGACCTTGCCGCCGTCCTTGCGAGCCATCATCGGGCCGGGCGCGGGCATCGGTGCCAGACCGGCAGGCATCGGGCCGGGAGCGGGCATCGGCGCGGGGGCGGCGGCCATGTGCGGGGGCATCAGGCCAGCCGGAGCAGGGGCAGCCGGGGTCGGCGGCACCGGCGGGCGCATGGGCATCGGCATCGGCGCCATAGGCATCGCCGGGCGCTGCTGGCCCATCGAGCCCATCTGGCCGTCGTGGTGGGGCGAGATCACGATGTTGATGTTGGTCTTGCCCTTGCCGGTCCGGCCGCCAGACTTGCGCGCCATCCGGGCGCCGCCGCAGGACTTGCAGGTGCAGCCCTCGTCGTGCTCCATCTCGGCCTTGCCGCCCTTCTTCATGGCGATCATGTTGCGCCCGGCGTTGCCGGTCATGGCCTTCTGGGCCATCGCGCGCTTCAGCGCCATCGCGCCAGCCGGGGACAGCTGGCCACCCATCTGCTTGGCGGTTCGGCCGCCGTCCTTCTTGCCGGACAGCAGCATGGCAGCAGGCGAGAAGTTCTTCAGACCCTTCACGCCATCCTTGGCGATGGCAGCGGCAGGGGACACCATCTCCAGCGCGCCGCCCTTGGCTTTGGCCTTGCCGCCGTCCTTCAGGCCCTTCATGGACTTCTGCTCGTCATGCTTCTCGTCGGCCTTGGACTTCTCCCAAGCCTTCATCGACATGCCGTGCTTCTTGGCCAGCTTCTTGTCCTGCGCCTCGTCCTTGGCGGAGCCTTCCCACTTCTCGACCTTGCCGCCGGACTTCTTCGCCTCGCGGCCGCCCGCGTCGGGTCCAGCCTCGGAGATCGCGCCACCGGTCTTCTTGGCCACCTTGCCGCCCTTCTTGTAGTAGTCGGTCAGGGTGTCGGCCTTTTCCTGCGTGTAGGGGCGCTTGACCGGGGTCAGCGACTTGGTCGGGGCCAGCTTGCTGTTTTCCGGGCCGCTCTCTTCACTGCGCGCGGCGCTGTCCAGCATCTCCTGCGTGGGCTGGGGCATCTTCCCGGTACGGGTGCCCATCGCGCCGCCATCGTACTTGCCGGTGCGGCCGCCCTTCTTGAAGCCGCCGACGTGCTTCTTGCCCTCGCGGTCCTCGTTGGCGGTCTTCTGGTCCGTGTTGGCCAGACCAATCTTTTCGGACACATCGACACGGCCGCCAGCCTTGCGCGCGCGGCGCCCGGCGTGCTGCTTGGCCTCCATGCCCTCAACCTTGCCGCCCGCCTTGAAGGCGCGCTTCGAGATCGGCCGCATGCCGGTCTTCACATCGGCATTCAGCATCTCGGGCGGGGTGTAGTCCGAGCTGTCAACTTTGTCGGACGAGGAGGAGGCGAGGCGCTTGGCCTTGCTCTTCATCGCCTCACGCAGGCTTTTGGCGTCCATATCTGGTCCCTCTGAGGTTACCCGGCGTCCCGGTCGTGTCGGCGATCATACACGGAAGTCAAGCTCAATGCACGATCAATGTGGCCCTGCCCCCGCACCGGTTTCGTGGTATCCACGTTCTTCAACCAGTGCTTGAACTCCTTCATCGACATCCGGGCCACAGCCCGCTGCCGATCCGCCCCGCGACCGTCAGAGAACCCGGCGCGGTACGCCTTGGTCGCCTCTTCGCGGGTGCGGTAGCCCAGCATGACCTTGTGCTCGTCGAACTTGCCGGTGCCAAGGTCGTGCTGGTCGATGATGAAGACGTGGTCGCTCGAGTGGTCCGGGCCGATGCAGACGTCCACGTGATCGCCGTCGGCGCCCTCGGTGCGCTTGATGTACCCGTAGTCATAGGGCATGCGGACCGACCACTTGCGGCCGTCCGGCGCGGTGCCGGAGCGGGTCTGGCCCTTCAGGGTCTCGATGCTGATCGGCAGGCCTTGGAAGCTGATGTGGTGCTTCTGGTAGTTGCCAGCCGCCTTCTGGGCCTCAGTGGGCTGCACGGCGCCGCCCTGCTTGAAGCCATACAGCTGCTTGCGGCGCTCTTCCTCGCCCTTCATCAGGTCGACCAGCCGCTGATCCACTTCGACGGCCGGGAACTTGGTCATCAGGGTATGCTGCTGTGTCGTCGGGTCAGTGGCGGCCCCAAGGTGCTCCTTCCAGACCTCGCTGGCTGGGACCAGTGCCTTCAGGCGCCCGGCATAGCCCAGAGAGGGCAGGCCGTGGGTGTAGGTGCCATGCGCCAGCATTTCGTCGTTCGGTAGCAGGCGGTTGCG